ACCCCGCCTGCTGAATGTATCTTAGCACCTGCGCTCACAGCGGCGGCAATATGGTTAGTGACTCTATCGCTGTCAATAAGAGAACCACCGTCGGGAACTGTCTTGGTAACTAATAGACAAGGGTTAGCCACGCCCATCTTAGAACCTGTAAGGTCTATCGCGTTGTAATGTATCTCTACATAAGGTATAGTTAAATCCGGCACTTGTAGTATAGCAACACGCGATTCTACTTCCGGCGTTAGGTGTTGTTTGTATTTAGCATCAGTTGTAGATGTGACATTGATGCCACCACCCTTGAGTAAAAACGGTTTAATGTCATCTACTGCTATTGCTATGATACCATCTTTGTTTGGTTCAACACTTGACAAACCGTTTTTTACAACCGCAGTTGTAGTTGATGATGTTTCTACGCGATTTATTTTTTCGTTTAGCATTGTATGCATTACAGACACTTTACTATTGATTGGTAATTGGTCTTTAACCCCAACATCAGCACCACCAAAAGACACCAATACATCATCGCTTACACCGTCTATGGTTCTGTTAACCTCTTGCTTGTATACTTTAGGTAAGAATCTCAAGTAAGGATGACCTTCTCTATGACTAAATACATGTCTGCCGCTGTGTCCTGTTTTGAATTTGTCATCTATTGCCCAAGTGGTAGGCGCGAAGTTGTTTGTGTTTACTGCAATGTTGCGGGAATAGAAAAAGCCGTGAAAGTCATTGCCGCTTTCGTCAATAATCATCGCGCCTGTTCTGTCAATGGCTTGGCTACCTGCTCCTACGCGTTGATACGGCTTACCTGTTTGACTGTCGATTAGTAAATCCGACCTAATTAGAACCATGGTAGAATCATTGGCAAGGTTGTTAACAGCGTCAAATGCCGTCCTAGGGTGTAAAACGCCTCTCGCCCCTTTAGTGCTGTCAACATTGAAGTCAAGATGTATACTGTTGACCGTGATAGTCCCTGCTGATAAATTGATAGATTTTAGTCTAACTCTTTCGGGAGGTGTGTTGTTTTTCAAACCGGTCACTGTATCGCTAACTGTTGGATTTATTAGCAAATTGAAAGGCGTGTGGGCTATTGGTTCTACCGCGTTGTTGGCTTTATTCAGCACTTGGTAGTCACCTAAACTAAGCAAATCAAATGAGGAAGGAGAATCGTTCTTCCCACTTACTAACTCATAGAGAGTTTGACATTGTGCGGTGTCTAATGTTATAGTGGTGCTTCCTGCTGTAACATTGCTTTTTATGTAAAATACTTCTTTATCTACCTCAACAGGTTCTTCAAAACGCCAAAGACCTATTGAAGACGCTGAGGCTTTGATTGGCACAGCAATGTCATCTATACTGGTAACAGACCGCTTCCATTGAACTGCTTCTATATACCCTCTATACTCACCACCTTTACCGCCTATGAACAAGTCTTGGTCATTGACTACACAAGAGTATCTCTTGTCTACCTTTTCAGCCGCCATCAACTCGCCATTAACATATAGTTTTACTCGGTCACCCATGAACTGACCTATTATGTGATACAATTCTCTTTGACCGGTGTTATTCGCGTAACTATTGCTAATGAAGGACGCGGCGTTAGTTGGGTAATTTACTGCTGTGCGCGCTAATATGCTAAGCCCGTTGGGTAATTGAACAGAAAAAGAAGCAGGAGCAGGTTGATTGACAGACCCCATTCTCAAAGAAAACAGACCTTTCTTTGAAGCAATAACACCACCACAATCCGGTGACACCCAAGCCTCAACAGAAAATGCGGACAAGGCTTGGTTGATGGTTTTTGCTCTTCTATACCCATCACTATCTTGTAGGACTGTGGCCGACCCTCTAGCAACATTACCGGAAGAATCTATTATCTTTTGACCAGTCTGTGTGAAATCTCCTTGAGGGCAAACTACGCTATCGCTAACGCCGTTAAAGTATATCGCGTGACTAGACTTGCCAATAACAGACATATCATGTCCCACCAATCATATCTATCGGCATAAATGTCAAACTACCTTCGTATACATTTTCACCCGCTATGTAGTTAAAAGACATCGCTACCACCGTTCCCGATATACCTGTCGTCTTATCCATGGGGTCAAACACTACATTAACCGGTCGCGTATTAGCCTCCGAGCCTTGAACATCAGCGTCAGTCCTTCCTGTGATAATGACTTGATTTCTCTCTACATAATCCAAACTTGTTTCGCCCGCGCTTGTTACAAGACTATTGTATGGTATTTGTATACCTACAATGTAATCTTTAGTTTGAGAGTCGGAAAAACTAAAATCGCTTTCGATAGCAGACTTGTCCGGTTCTTTAGTAATCATAGTACCGGATGTACCTAGCAAACTTGCGTTACCTACAAAGCCAATCAAGTCTTGTAATTTATCTCCCGCGCTTTTACAACTTCTATCAAGACCGCCGGAGAATTCTTGAAACAGCGGTTTGCTACTAGCAAATTCTTTTGAGAATGTTGGCGTATCATTGTTGCCGTCAAAGCCTAAGAATGTTGAAGTTATGACTATCTTAGACCTGTCACTACCTGTGTCGTTTTTACCTGCCACTCTAGTGACTGTGAAAGCATCTGTGAAGTCTTGACCGCCTCCTACTGTAAGAGCATTACCTGCTCCTATGTTAGAACTACCGCCGCCGTTAAGCGCGCTTTCTAAAGCAGTAGCGATTTGCGCACCAGTTGGTGAAGATTGAGTTATAGGGACATTGATTTGGGGCGGAGTTGCGCTGTATGTAGCCCCTGCCGTTTTCTTAAAATGTATTTCGACAGGTTTCAATACGCTGTTATCGTTTGTGTGCGCTGAATGAATTTTGATTACAGCACCGTCTAAGTCGTCATTGGTAATACTACCACCGTCACCCGCTCCATACGCTTTGTGTTCACCATCACTATCTTCTGCCGCCGCGCTAAAATCTAAAGAACAACTAGCGGCTGTCTTTTCAAACTGTGCCGCTGAACAATCATCGTCACTTAGAATTACATCTATTTTGTAATCTGCGGTGACTATATTCAAATCAAGCGCGTATCTTTCAGCCAAAGCAAGCATAGGCACCACCGGAACGCTTCTAGTTATGTTGAGGCTGTATTGGGTTGCGTCTAGGGTTAAGACAGAATTGTCTTTTCTAATGAGTCTAATTTTCGTCAAACACCCGACCTCCTGTTACCATAAGACCTTCCGTTTCTACTCATTTCCATGCGTATCAAGTCACCTATCTCTTTGGCTAATGCGCGCTTGTCACTTCTGTCTGTAACGCCGCTTACATTGATGTTGACTGTGACTTCTCCGCCACCGCCGCCAAGTCCTATACCGGAAGGGTTGTTTTTGCGGTTTAAAGGAATAACTGCTTCGGGACCATCTTCACCCACCATAGCAAGAGTTGGCGAAGTTACATAACCACCCTTTGCTAATTTTGGTATCTTAGGTAATCTAAATTCGTCGCCGCCAATCTTAGGTACCCACTTAGGTATCTTGAAAGACAGTTTACCTGTTAGTTTGTTAAACAAACCAATGATGCTGTTAAACGCTCCTTTGAAACCATTTACGAATCCTCTACCGATAATACCCGGTAAAGCAAGGAACCAGTCTTTTAGACTCTCTCCGCCGTGGATAACTCTTTGAATAAAAGATGTTCCAATAGCCATCAACGCTCCGAAAACACCCGCGACAAGACCTACAATCAAACCAATAACCATTGTAATCATACCTAAAAGCATGTGTACAAGGGTGGCAAGAGCGCCTCCTATTCCAAAGATAATAAGCCCTACAAATTTTAAAATACCAACCACTATGGCTTTTATAACATTGAATATTTGAGTTCTAAATCTAATGACAAGTGCTATGAGAGCGGCGACAAGAGCAACTTTAGCGGCTATTAAAATACCGGGGAATAGTAAAATACCGGCAACAAAGATAGCAACCGTGCTAAGAACAAACAATAACACAGCCTTTATGCCTTCACCGGCGCCCATAGCGAATGCTACTAAACCTGCTATACCTCCAATCAAAAGACCGATACCTAACATTACCTTGGCAAAGGCTGTGAAAGCCGCTACTTCTATACCGGTCACCACCGCAAGACTCGTCGCTTTCAAATAGATGAAAGCCGCCCCTAACGCAAAAACTAAACCTGTACCAACACCTATGGTTAAAAATAAGTTGTCAAATTCATTATCAACTATTCTAAGCGTTCCAACTACTAATACTAAACTCCCTACTAACAGACCAAGTCTAGCACCAAGAAGTAACGCCGCAATACCTGCACTACCCATAGCCGCCGCTAAAACATCGAATGCCGCTGCCGCACCACCTTCATCCCCTTCTCCGTGTATGACAAGCAATAGCCCCTGCAAAGCATCGTGTAACCCCGGTATATCTTCTGTGAATGTAAGTAGAGGGCTATTCGCCCCCTGCAAAGCCAAAGCAAATGCTGCTAGAGCAAATCCTATAATTAAGAAGATACTAAGTAAAGAAAACAAACGAACAACAAACCGCGTCAGTATACTATTAGATTTACTCAGTATTTTGTTGCTTAACTTTTGCGCAAGACCAAAACTAATTACGGATGCAGTAATTTTTTCCAACATAGTCATATTTCTTCTATTCTCTTTAGCCTGCTCTTTAGTCACGGATGCTTGCGCGCCTGTTGCAGTAGTCACCCTCATGATTGATTTAGCGTAACTTTTCATAGTTACTGCTAAACCATAAATAGGACTCTTTTTCACCGCTGTACTAAGTTTGAGTTTTTGTTTCTCAAGCAACCCCATGCTCTTTGTAGTGTTTTGACTAAACACTCCGGTTTGTTCTAATTGCTGTTTTAGTTTCTCTAAGTCATCACTCAGTTTAGCAACATCAGTCATCTTCTCACCTCTCACTCACTAAACGGCATCGGCCCGTGTGTTGAGCCTACGCGTGTTTTGCTCTTTGCTCCTTCGGTCACTTTCTGCATTTCTTCGCCTTTAATCTTATCTGCGGCACTAGCCCAAATGATAGACTCTTCAAATTCGCGCATACTCATTTGCCATACATCTCCTAATGTCACACCGTAATGTTTAGCGACATAATAAGCCGCTGCGTTGAACGCGTCATCTAAACTACCTTTTTCGGGGTTACGGAATACTGCGATAGTATGCTCTACTCGGTCGCCCCATCCGCTAAAGGGTTATTCAACAAATCTTGCGGTTGAGGTAACAAGGCTGTAATTTGATTTGCGATGAAAGGTCTTAGTGACAACATCTGCGGGATAGTTAAGCGCGGTTCCATCTTGTCTATTGCATTAACAAACATATATTTCCAATAGTTTCCTAAGTCAATATCAACATTTCCATCGGTTGATATGGCGACGAATGTTTTGATTGCATCTTGCATCTGCATGAAGGACAATTCCTTCACCCACACTTCTACAATTACATCTTCGTCTTCTTCATCGGCTCTTATTTCATGCTTAGTCGCTTGGTTGTTCACCAATAACGACATCGGGTCTGCTATCTTTGGCATCTGTTTCACTTACTCCCTCATCACTTGTCGCGGCTTCTTGCGAAGGAACGACTTCATCGGCTTCTACTGCCTCAAGTGAGGGGGCGTCGGCTTCCATTAGGCGAGTAATGAGTACCGCCTTTTTACCCTTAACATCAAGACTGCGCGCTCGTAAAAGTGCTTTCAGTTCTTCAACTGTCATGGACTCGTAATCAAGAGGTGTTTCCTCCACAACCTCTTCTGTAAGTTCTTCTTCTTGTAATTCTTCGGGGAATGGGTTGCCATCTGTTTTTAGTGCTTCGGGGTTGAAAACTTCTTCAACCTTTTCGGCCTCTACTACAAAGGTTTCTTTTGCTACTGCGCGAATATGAAGTGGTCGTTCACCGCCAATGTGCATATCGCGCTTCATGATTCACACCCGCTCTTTTCACAAGTTGAGCCTTTTGGCTTGCACTTAGGGCAGGTCTTACAACCACGACAACCTTTACAGTCATCACCCTTGCACATACTTTCTTTCAATAGCGTTCCCCAACTTTCTCTAAATGGATTTATATTCATATTTTCACTTCTTTGTATTTGTTGAGGTTGCATTTGTTGAGGTTGCATTTGTTGAGGTGGTTGTTGGTGGTTAGGGAATGGGCGGTTGGGGAGGTGGGCTTCATCACCCGAAACAAAAGACACAGGGTTTTTAGGGTTTTTTACAGACCTTCCCAATTTTCTTCCCATTTGAGCCGCATGAGATTGAGGGTCGCGTGGTCTTCTTTGAACTTCCATTGACGGGTCTTCTGCAATTGCACTGTGCGCCATTGGTTGATAATTTTTAACTATAATCATCTTGTTCACCTCACATGTGTAGGAAAGCATCATGAGATATTACTCTCACATGCTTCGGCATAATCTTCAACTCACTCTTAATGACACCTTTATCTTCCGGTATCGGTAGCGGTGCTTCGGTGATTATGTAATCATCAATAACAATGATGACTTCTTCACGGTTAGCACCTTTACCTGCCTTAGTAAGAGTTAGTGTAATAGGTTCAGTAAAGCCATGCTTTCTGTTAGTTCTAAATTCGTGGAAAATAAGAGGGTCGGATGCAATGACTGTCATAGACAACTCGTATTCCATAGTTTTCTCAATCATAAGATTAGCGTTTCTTGACCCTCCGAATGGTATCTGTTCAAGAGAATCGCCCGCGCTGTTTCTATTTTCGGCTTCGCTATTACCGCGAATAGTGTAAATCGCTTCTGCGTTGTTGTTACCTGTCAAGTTAAAATTAGTAACCTGCGCGATATTGATACCAAAAGAACTGATTTGACCATTGTAGAAGAAGTATGGTTTTTCTGTATTAGGTGCTATACCTGCTTTCTTTCTGTTCAATGCGCTATTGCCTATGTTCTCAAACATTCGGTGTGCTGTGTATCTGTCACCTTTGTTGTTGTCTTCAAGACGACCTGTGTCGGTGTAGCAGTAAAGAGCGTCGAAGTTGACTGATAGTTTTACTTCCGCATCTGCATCAGCCGCTAATGAAAAGTCCTTTACCTTACAACCTTTCCAAACGCGTGTAAGTTGCTTACTATCATTCACCGAACCCGGTGCCGCAAGACCCTCATTGCTTCCGTTGTATGAGCCTGTGTTGTGAGTTCGTATACTAGACTCAACGCTGAATGATGGTAATGTAGAGCCGGAGAATAAAAGTCGTGATTGTCTGTTAGTGATTGTGCCAAAATTAGCGGCTCCTGTTTCAAAGTTTGGCGAGCCATTGCTTGATGCCGCGTCATATTTTAGTCTTTTTAGTGTGTATGCGGTATTGAGATGGTTGAAATAAAATGGTTCTTCAACATGTATACGCCTTGTTGTAGTGTCTATGTAAAGCACTTGACGAATTTCAGTTCGTTCTGTGTTCTCCATATCTATACCAAGACCATCAGCACCCCATTCTTTTGAAGCGGCGGCAGGTGTGTCTTTAGGAAAATCTGTTGCTGTGCTATCTTGGACAATAACATATTCACCTGCGGCGAGGTTAGAAAGTGTGCCTGTGTAACCAATAAAAGTATCACCTGCGGCAATGTCGACTTTGCCATGTCCACTAGGGTCGGGAGTCATTAGTGCGCTTGGGACATCAATAACTTCGCGACCAAGTGCATAATACAACCAACGCGCGCTGTTCATCATGATTTCTAATCCACCACCTTCGTTAGAGAAACGCTGTGGTTCTTGAATTACAACATCACGCCCAATACCTACTACATGTGACCTTTTCACTTCTACCTTGGTTTCCGGTAGAGCGACCGTAGCAGCAAGTCCGATAAATTGGTCAGTAAGAACTGACTCATCGGATGAAGCGGCTTGTGCGTTATATGACGAACCTACATCAATTGTCGGCGTTCCTACGCTGTCAATTAACAGTTCATCATCACCGTTTGAACTTGTGTTGAGTTCTTTCATTGGTGGGGAAACAGTGAGTGTCGCACCGCTGTTCGCGACGATAGTATAAACATGGCCTTTGGTAGCATTGTCGTCAAGGGAAAATGAAGAGGCTCCCTTTACGCGGAGTTGTGAACCAACAAGCATTCCAACAGGGTAACGAAGTTGGGATGAGCCGTCAAAGAAACCTGCACTCGCGCCGGTAAATGTGATTTGAGTCCCGTCTGCATTTGTTTGAAATTGAAGACCACCAAAGCCACCATGTTTGAGTGCCAATCCACATTCTTTGCCGAATGTTACTTCGGATAGGTCGCCTTTGTATACTGTTGATGCCATTTTTATTGCCCGCCTTAGTTTACGCGATGAGTTCGCTAAAGATAACTATTTCGACTTGGAAGGTCATGCGATGTAGCCTCTTCGTTCTATCCGAAAGGTCAGTTCGCATCTTATAGAGTAATCGGTCAAAATTCGCTCCATCGCCCTTTCTTTGGCTATGCACGATGCGCCGAACCTCATCTTCTAATTTCATAAGATGCTTTCTCCCACTCATTGTTCGCGCATCAACGGTGACATTTATGCGCGTATGAACGAAGTCGTAGAATACTTCCGGCTGTTCTTCGTTGTGAACAGTTTCGTAGAGATATATAGCGTCTTTGTCAACAAGAGAAAACCGCTTACCTCTACCCGGTTCTATGGTAGTTATGTCTTCTATGATAGGAGTTTTTTGGTCTGTGTTACCACGATTCCAATTGTCAGTAAGAATTTTTTTAATTAATTCAACTGATTCAAGAGCCAAGTAAATCACTCCCTAGTTGTGATTGAGCGCGTGCGTGTTTCTTAGCAGTTTCTACTATGCTTTTGAATGTGTCACTACCCTCATCTATTTTTTTGCCGTCCATGCCAATGATTTCACCATTGCTGTTTACAGCAGCACCGTAACCAATAGCCGCGGCATCAAGAAATATTCTCCCCGATTCATGAAACACGCTGTTCTCTCTAATTATAGCAACATGTTCGGGAAGGGCTTTTGCGATAGCCTTAGAGATTATATCTTTCATTATTGACCACCACCAAATAAAATGCTTAAAAAGTCGGGGTGGTTGACGGGCGACGGCTTTGATAATATATAATCCGTTTTACATTTGCTACATATAGGCTTTGTTGCGCTTTCAACTGCATCAATTGTTTCTTCACCGCATTGAGAACATGGTTGTGGAGGGTTTGCGCGATAAGCCCTAGAACCTTCGGGTCTATTACTTTGCGATAAATAACCTTGGATGCGCGGGTCTGTTTCGGGGTCGTAAGCCTTCAAGACTTTCCACGCTTCTTTCATTGGGTTCATACTATCACATCCCTGTGTGCATCATGTTTTGTTCATCTTTATTCGGGTGTTCAACTTCATCTCTAGGAGTTCGTTGAATCTCAAAGTCTATACCATCGGGACCATACGCATGTTTCATATCGTGACTTGTTAATCTTTTTCCTTCTCCCCGAACATAAGGTGTCATACTATCTGCGGCTCTTTCGCCAACATCTAAACGAGGTCTAAGTTGGCTTTTCCCTTCGTCAGTATAAGAAGACGGGTAACGCCCTCGATTTTTTACTTCATCAAGTAATTCAGCCATTGTTGCCATATTACCGTAGTTCATCGCTGCCGGTTGAATTGGTGCTGTTCCGTCATGCATCGCCGGGTTTCCTTTCAAAAATATCCATGCTTCTTTCATCGGGTTCATACTATCACAACACCGTCATTATTTCTGTATAGCGTGGTAGCGTTTCAGCGACCTGTGCTTTGAATAATTGATACTTGCTACCCAAGTCCACATTCTGCGTTCCTTCGGGTAGTAGCACGCTTCGGTCGTCGGACAGTATCAAATCCATCGCGACTAACTTAGTAGTAATGTCTTCAATTGCTTTCTCAACATACCGCTCTCCGTAAACATACGACACCTTTACAGCGTTCCATGAAAAATAAGGATATGAGTTGTTGAAGTAAATGACACCCATGTCGTAATCAGCCCACCAATCACGAAGTCTTGCTTCGTCACCTGTGGTTGTGCCGACATAATCAATCTTGAATTTCTTTTGAATAAGAGTAGTACCGTTAGTCGCCGCTGCGCTAATATCAGTTCCTCCGAGGTCTACAACTCCGTTGAGCGTTGTTCCTGTAATGCTAGTGTAATAACCGTATGCGCTACCTATGTTGATGATGCCGAAAGGCACAAGCCCTGTGACATCAGCGACGGTGATAGTTGAGGCTGTTGAGGATTGAACTGTGGTTGACACATCTGTTGCATTAGAGAATGCTATACCTGTTGATGTGCAAGCGTAAGTAGCATTTTCACCTGCTTCCCCTCGACGCATAGAAGTAATCTTCAATTGACCTCCACCGTAATCAGCGTTAGCCGACGCCATAAACTCATGATGTACATTTGCTGTGATTGTCCCGTCAGCCTCGGTCGTATCTTCAAATACAAACGATGGACTAAATTCTGTGGCGGCTTTACCTTTACGCGCATCTTTGTTGATAAGGTCAGCCAACTGTTGCGCTGTACTTACATTGTCAAACTGTGCGCGGAACTTAGAACTCCCATCACCTGCTGTGAGTGTAGAAACACCACCACCACCGGGGCATAAGAAGACATGGTCTGTGTCAGCAGTCAGTTGAGTAAAGTCATTAACTTTCAATCGTATCTCACCCGCGGCTATTTCTCGATAATCAGCACCTTGCCATATCTCTAGCCTCAACACTTGTTGAACATTGCGGAAGTAAAGAGGTACTGAACCGACATAATCAGTATAGTATCGACGACGGTATGGTTTGTAAGTGTCAAAGTTAAGATATTCAGCAGTCTGCAACATAGGCCGCCAAGCGTTATTTGTCAAATTATCAATCTTATCTTGTGTTCTTAAGATGAGAGTTTCAACTTGTTTACGCGTAACGCCTTTGCGCTTACCGTTGGTAAACGATTGAAGGTTCTGCACTTGCGCGTTATCTGTTGTGGTATAGTCACCTGTCAAAACTCCCGTAAAAGTAAGACGAACATTGCCGGAAGCGCGAGCAATCGCTGTGATAGTTCGCTCTTCACCCATTTCAGTATCGCTAGTAATTTCAATTGTATCACCGACTTCAAAGCCAACCAATCGGTAGTCTGCGGGGGAAATGTCAACATGCGTAGAGCCGTCTTCTGCCGCTAAAAAGACAGGGTCGGGTAAAGGGATTTGCAGAATGTCTGCTACTTTTTGTGCGGATGTGTAGTAAAGCCTATCGGGGAATAGAGGTCTGCCCTCTCGCTCTCCTGTTTGAAATACTGTCGGCATTAGATAACCTCTTCGGTCTTACCGAGATTGTAGTCCATCGGTTTCTTACAAGCACCGCAACGCTCAAGATAGCAGAAATGAAGCATACCGCAATGTCTGCAACGGGTGCCTTGACCAATGTTGACAATATCTCGGATGTTACGCGTCTTAATGTTTTGACGCTTGATAACACCTTTCAACTTGTCCTGCTCGTCGGTCTTGACCATCGACTCTTCTGCTTGCTTCCAACCTTGCTTCTCAAGGCGGCGGAGTGTTTCTATATCCATGTCGCTCACCTTCATGAGGTGACGACTACAACATATAGGTTGCCCTGCATGGTATATGATGTTATACTCTCAACGGTTTTAAGGTTGGTATAATCATCAAGAACCTTTTGGACTCCACCAACAACTGCCGCGCCTGTTTCACAAGCCTCGTTAGGTGTAAACTCAAACACTTTAGTATCGGACAAGGTGAATCACCTTATCTCTTACCAATCGCGAATAGTTTTCCACCTGCGGCTACACCGGGGTCAGCGTGAACTATTGTAGTTCCATTGATTGCGGTTGTCGCGTTTGGGCCTGCACTACCTTTGATTGCGCATACTTGAGCGAAAAGAATTTCACTCATGAACGCACCGAGGTCTGTACTTGTATCACCATTTGCTACGGTACCTGTTATCACTATCAAATCGCCTAATGTATGTGGTCTGTTATCACTTGTAAATGCCATTATTCATCACTTCCTGTTGTTTGTGCTTCTTCGCCTTCGGTTATAGTTTCTTCGGACGGGTTAAGATGCGCGTCAATTGCCGCGACTAGTTTTTTCTTAGTGGATAGAGATGAAGCACCTTCAATGCCATTCTCTTCCATGTAAGTCAATATATCACCTTTTTTCCAACCCATGTCGGGTAGACCATCGTTACCTAAGTCTACTGTTTCAAAAGCATGTCCTTCAATTACAAAGTCTGCTCCATCGACAGCAGCGCGGTTAGTATCAAGCCATTCACTTGATACATCAACCGGCTTACCCCAAATCCACCAACCTAATCGACCCATGTTCGCGCCGCTTCGTCGCGGTCCTTTATAGGTTATAGTTGGCAAAGAAATCACCTCATGCCAATAATAATTTAATCATCATTGATTCTGTAGTTCCTGTTTCGTTCTTTAGAATCAAAGGTGTTCTCTTGTGAATGACTACATTGTCACCAACGGTATAGCCCGGTGCTGCTTCAAGAGTCAAGACTGTGGATGTAACACCCGCAAGAACTCCGATAAGTCCACCTTCGCTGTCAAGAACTGTGTCGCCTATACTGATGTTGTCTACCGCAGTTGAAGCACCGCCGCTAGCGTCATCAACAGTAATAGTGATGTCACTTTGTGCGCCTGCAACAGTTGCGTTACCAACAGCAGTTGATTGTGCAAGATTGATGTTTGTTGCGCAAGCCGCACCAAGACCTTGAGCGGATGCGTGCATAATTTCGCTGCATTGACCGGATAGGGTCAGTGTTGCGTCATTAGCAAATCCGTTAACATGCAGAACAACCAATCGCGGGTTGAATCTGTTTGTTCGGTCTGTTTGTTGTGGCCCAAATGAACTTGTCAAAGATGAATCGCCCGGATAGTTTGCACCTAACCAAGCGGTTTCGTCTTGGTCGACTCCACCTTGCAGTCCTAAGTCCATTTCGACTCTTAGGCTGTTTGCGCTACTTACTGTATATGTTATTCCTCTATGTGTTATTGCTACCATACTTAATCACCTCATTGTAAATCACGAATGCTACCACTAGCACCAAAGAAAGAACACCATAGTTCTCCCATAGTTCTGTAAAGCCCCTCTTGTCCAAGACGGTTAATCGCGAATGGGTCGCCGGTTTCAATACCGGACTCATAATACTGTGTTGGGATAGCAGTTTGGAACCATAGGTAATCTGTGTCAAGGTAGTACATACGAGATAGTGAACCTGCACCATCTTGAGGCATGTCTTTGGTTGGGATGATTGGGACACCGTTGTATGTAGCAACGATAAATCCTGCTTCAAGACCCGGAACACCCTTTACACCGTTGTAAGTTGGAGTAATTCTCTTACTGTCCATGAACCTTTGTTGGGATTGTAGAAGTTGTTGAACTCTCATTAGAGTGTCGTAACCAGTTAGGATAACCTTCGGGTTACCACCACGGGTCCAAAGTTGTTGAAACAATCCGTCCATTTGATTTAGAGATAGGTTTCTGTTAGTGCTTGAACTAGCCGCTACATCAACTTCTGCGCTGTGGAAATCTGCTGTTCCGTCGCGGGTAATAGAGTAAATGTCGTGGTCAGTAGTTGAACTTACATGGCCTGTGCCTGTGGTCATCTTGTCCGGGTCGGAAACCAGTCTGTCAAGAGATTCAAAGTCGTTACCAACAGGTGTGTCTACATCTTCAAGAAGCATTCTGTTAATGTGTTCAGCGTGATGCTTACCCATTTCTTCTTTTAGAACTTGTCGAACATCGCCCATTCCATCATCTTTGTCGGATAGGAACATGCTAACTTCGGACAGGTCAAAGGTGTGAGCCACAGTCTTTGGCTTTGCTGCTACATGCAAGAACTCCGGTCGGCTTGTGTCCGGTAGAGTTCCGTTTTCTGCAATTCCTCCACCCTTTGTGAAGTCAGCACGCGAAGTTAGAATTCTCCAACCGCTTCTTTCCCATGGTTTCTTAGGTAGTATGGAAAAGGCATTGAACTCTTGGTTCAATTGTGACCATACTTTTCTGCCGTAAATTGCTTGATATGTACCTGCTGTCGAGGACATTAGAGGCGCGTCTGCCTTTAGTATGTCACCGGAGCCGTAGGTGTACCCTGTTGAGGATGCTCCGCCGTAGTAGTATCTTTCCATGTCTTGTACTGTTCTTACATAATTTCTTGCCATTAATAATCGCCTCCTGTCAACGCTTTATTAGCAAGTCGGTGGACATCGTCCCACGACATTGATGCTAACTCAGTAGTTTCGGGAATAGTTACGCTAGTAGTATCAGCAGACTTAGAGATTAGAGTAGATTCTGTTGATACATTGTCTATTCTACCGTTAAGTGCTAGAACTGCTTTCTGCAATTCAACAAGTGGTGCGCGAGCATCAAATTGTTGCTTTGCCACTGAATCTGCTTCATACTTTTGCTCTTTCAAGAATCTGTCAGTAAATTGGTTGTTAAGGTCGGATTTGAACTGTTGTTCTTCCGCCGCCGCCTTGAAAATTTCATAGGCCGCTTCAACTTCTGTTGAAGAAACATTGCCATGATTCAAATAATCACCTTTGATAACATTCTTGTTTCCACTTGGAGCGGAACCAAAGTTAGGTTGCGGTCTTTTACCGGAATCATCTTCGCCTGCTCCTTCAAGAGAACCTTGTCCTCTCATGTCGAAAGCACTTTCGCCCGGTCCATAACCTTTGTTAAAGTGGTCGCGTGCAGCGTTAGGGTCAAACCCTGCGCTTTTCACAGTAGACTCTAACCAAGTCAAGTAATCTGTCGTTATCATATCATCTGCTTTTCTTGTTTCCATGTCATCACCATACATCATATCTTCCAACCCCTCATCATCTTCTTCATCATCTTTGGGTTGAGTTTTCTTTTTTGGTTTAGGCGCATCATCGTCGTCGCCATCAAATGGTCCGGGGTCACCGTCACCATCGGGGTCGAATTGAGGCGGCATACCCGCTTCTTTCTCTTCTTTGTCTTTCTTCTTTTTGTCGTCGTCCTCTTCTTTATCTAATTTTTTAGATAACCTTTCAAGTACGCTTTGCAGTTCGCTCATTGGGTTCGTCATAGTATCACCTGTGTCTTCCTTGAGAATCCTAAACTGCGCTTCGGGGTTAATACCCTTCTCACAAATAGTGACCTCATGGAGTTCCATGCGACGAATTTCACGGTAATCACCGCGAGTTTGGTCGCTTTTGTTGACACGCTCAAAGGCTTGACCACCTATTGAGAATGACCGCAGGCTTCCCTTACGGATTTCGGATGCAACTTCGCGGGCCTTTTCAATATCTCCGCGCAGTTTAATGACTACGAACATTCCTGTGTCGTCTACTTCGGACTTCCACAATCGACCGCTTGAATCAGTGTAGGAAGGAATGACACTTCCTACTTGAATATTAGAGTGCGCTAGTTGAACATTACGAAAACCATCTGCTTTCATAAAGTTACCAAACGCATCTTTCAAAGCACCGCGAGTGATTAAATCACCTTGCTTATCAACCATCTCAACTGATGCGTAACCTGCTACAATTAGGTCATCACCGAACCCCTTCAAAATGACAGGGTTTGACGAAGCACTAGGTGCTGCAAGAATAGCCATTACAGCGCGACAGTATTTCATGGTATATCAATGGAACTGTTCTCAACCGCTACGACACCTTCGTCTTCTAGCGTTGCAGTTTCCCCTTGACTTGTTCGCAGTCTGCTTTTTTTCTTTGAAGTTGCAGGTTTTATTTCATCGTCGCGCCTGCTTTGCGGGTCGAAGTCGGGCATAGTATCGTCGCGGATATTTTCAGTAGGCCCCTTTGGAGAACTGTCAAGACTCGCATATCCTATACCCAATCCTTGCACTCCTGTGCTAGTAATTTTTTCTTTAGACAAGTTATCTAATCCGCGCTCAAGTAGTTCAAGCCCTCTTTTGATTAATTCTTCTTCTTCTTCAAGCACTTTCTTAGGTTTTTTAGTATGCCCCGCAGGTGCTTCGGGGTTAACTTCATCGTATTCGGGGTCTTCTCTATCTTTCTTTTTATACAGAAGAACTGCTGCGGAAGTTTCCCAATACGCTTCTTGGTCACGCGCTAATTTAACAAGATAATCGTTACCCCACACAGTCGATTGAGGTTCTACTACCCAATAATCTCCTTCTTTTTTTGTCTTACAAATAACTTCATCATCAAATGCGGCGAATGTAATTACTATGTTGCCTTTAGACATCTTTACGCTTTGAGCAACATGGTGGTCACCGGATAGAATAGACAAAGTTTCAACGCTGTCTGCGGCTAATGGTTCGTTTTCAGTTGCCTTGGCCGACCTTATTCTATACACAGGGTGTTCATTTTTAGACGCGCTAACTCCTGTACAAGATACTGTTATGTAATCACCGACCTTGATACCTCTCCCACATTTAGCACTACCGACATTCATGTAATGCTCGTCGCCTAACTGTTGAGCGCGCTTGCCATAATTTTCCGGGTTCATGAGTGGTCCAACTCCTATCGTGCAATTTTTACCACTACGCGATAAAACAATGACATCTACCATTTTTTCTTTACTTAACAACACCCACTTAGGGTGTCGCGGCTCTCCTTTCATGTAAGTAGCGTTAGCATCTCTAAGGAGAATATCTTGATTACCCTCTTTACGAAGACCCTCAATGGCGACTTTTAACCCTTCATCATCGCTACGCTTTGTGTTGATTGGTTCGGGTAGTTTGATATGCTCACTAGATTCGTATTGGGCGCGAAGATGACGGATGCGGTCTTTGGTTGGCATGTTATGCGTATCTTCATCGGCTGTCTTCAATAAATCAACAATCGTCATCATGTCATCATGTAGAATTGCGTGAACTACGAAATCCTTCTCATACACTCTACCGACTTCTTCTATCAATATTTTATTTAATTCAACTTTACCTTCGTCATTGTATGCTGATAATTTTTTACCTTTCTTTGTCGCGATGACATGGTCGCCTTGAGGGTAAAGACTGATTACCCAATCGCCAGTAAATCCGCGTAGATGCTGCATGTCTTCTAAATCAAAAATTCTGTGCATAAATTTAACAGGTCGGGGTTTACCATCTTCTTTGAAAAGTAAACTATCATCTATGACCTTGTCAAGTGATGTGAGTAAAGTGCTATCTTGTAAACTACCCGCACCTTCCGCGAGTCTACCGGATGTGGTGTTAGGGTTGCTTTCCATAGAAGGACTCCAAGTTTGATAATTGATGTGGTTAGAAGCAGTAGGGTTGTAAGGTCTTAAGTTAGGATTCAAACTATACATAGCATTCTCCGGTAAAAATAAGTTCATTCTTTTATTACTAGGTGAAGATTGATTGTGCTTCTCAGTTTCAGTAAATATATTACCATCTCTTAACGCATCCATATTGATATTTATAGGAAGTCTACAATTATAACCGTGTTCGTATTTATGCAACTTAGATGTGTATACAGGAGGTAATTTAGCACCGTCTAGTGAATTACCAAGCACAGGTGCGGGTAAGTCGGAGTCTACTTTGACAGTTCCCGTAATAGGTGAAGTTTCGTCGTTTAGAATGTGTGCTAAGTTTCTTAAAGACTGCATTTTACTTTTATCTTTACTAGAACCTGTTGGGAATATACTGCTTAATTTTCTCATCCTCCCGCCTCGTTTAATACTTCTACCTAAGAAACCAACATCGCTACCATATTGTGTTTGTTTCATAGCGTGTGATAACATATTGTAAATGACTTGGCTTTCTTGATTCAAACTCAATGTGTTACCATCTTCATCTTCGACATTACCTCCCCCGTTCAACAAATGGTCGTAAAAAGCGTGTATACCTCCTTGATTATGAACATAAGAAGAGCCTTTTCTGTTGCTAGGTAAATTACTTTCAACAATAGAATTATCATCCATATATTGAGCGTAACTGTTAACAAATTTTTTGTCATCTGTCAATCTTCTTTTGTCAGTAGTGAGAGTTGGTCTACTTACTTCTCGCGCTTTATCGGTCTTTTGACTAGGCGCGTATCTTGCCATAAAAGCATCTTCAAAACTTATTCCTTGATTTTGCGCGGCTTTCTCTACTTGGTCAATTATTGTATTGAAAATTTGAATTTGAGATTGTTTTTCAATTGGCTTTCCTGTTATACCTTCGGCTAATTTAGAAAACAATTTATGCCCTTTGGTCTGCTTGTTGCCAAAATGACCTTCTTTTATTTTTAAGAATCCGTCAGCATCTACGCGTCTATCTCTTGGAACTGTCATGTTTGTCAAACCTGTAATATCTTCTTCGGATAAGTGTTCATTTATTTTAGTGTCACTATCGAAGCCATGATAAGCACTACCGTTTAACAAATTGTAGATTTCATCGGGCGAGAAATTCAATGCTATGTGTTCAGCGACATGGGCTAAATAACCAGTAGCGATGTACGCTTGATTATTTTCTGCATCCGACATGCCATCTTTACCAAACAAATCGGGGTGTAGTCTTTCAAGAGCAGGTTTCAAAGCATTGAATATTTTTTGAGTCACACCGTGAGTTTGATGAGCATGTTTTATTTTTCTATCTGTGTGTTCTCGCTTGGAAGTTATTGGCCTTTCAATGTCTTGTTCATTTATTTGCGCTAATCTCGCTCTTAACATATCTTTTTTAGACTCATCTCTTGTTTCTCTCATTTGATTTAATATGTCATTCTTATCAGTAAGATGCAAAGATGCGCGAGATGGGCCGATAGTGTAAGGCGTGCCGTGAACGCTAGTCCCATTAATCGGTACACCATCTTTTATATCTTTAGCCATTTTTTGAGTCCATTCTAATTCAAGTTCTTCATCATCAAGATTTTGATACTCTTTATCTAGCCTTTGTATCTCAGTCAACAATTGTCTACGGGTAGATAAATTTTTAACTAAAGGTTTAGGTATAGAATAATCGCCTAATAAATTTTTAGACTTTTGACGATATTGAGAATAGTCTTCGCTGTTGTAGATAGCGTTACCACTAGGCGTAGACATATCATTGCCGGTTAATTCGTGAATTACATTTTTACCGTCGCGGTCTTGACCTAAAGGGTCGACATGATGGTCGTGATGAATGTTACCTTGTTTAAAGTTCTCAATTGCCTTTTCATTTTTTTCACCGTGAATACCTGTATGCGCGCCAAAAAGCCCTAGCGGTATCAGCAATCTATCTTCTGCTTTATTTTTATCATGAGTAGTATGGTCTAATTCACCCGGATGTAATTGTTCTGCAAAATACAATTTATCATGCCCGCTGTCATTTGCTCTATTTCTCAATTTACTAATTTGTGTCATCGGAAGTGATGATATTTTATCTATCTCATCGGGTAATCCATCCATACCTAAAAGCCCTATATCTTCTTCATAATCGCTTGGTAAGTATGTAGTTTCATGTCCAAAGAAAGAATACAATGATTTCAAAGATGTAGACCTTGGTTGAGGATTTTCGTCGACCATCTCCCCGTAAGAAGTGTTCATTCTCGCTAAGGCTTGTCTAGTTTGACCTGCCGGATTGTTTACTGTATCAATCGGTATAGAAACGCTGTTCGCTCTACTATTATCGGGGTTAAAAACTATCGAATCAAACTCTTTTAATTTTTCTTCTTTGTCCGGCGAGCCTGTTAAAACTCTATCTAAGTCATCTCTTGTTTGCGCGTCTATGATTTTATCACCTGTCTTTTCATACACATTTTTCCTTCTCGCGCCGCCTTTGAATTTATCTCTCATCCCTCTAAAAATAGGTAGCATGTTAACATCGGGCATTTTACTAAAGTATACTTGCGGGAATGATTCTTCTCTTAACTGCGGAAGGTCATCGAATTCTCCATCTAAACCACCATGTGTGCCTAGCGATTGACTTAGAATTCCTTGAGCCGTCAAAGTAGGTTTAGCGTCTTTAGAATCTATCCAGTCATCGGAGAATTTGTGAGTGAAAGCATAATCATCAAGAGTTGACATTTTCAATCCTGTAAGGGCGTTTTGAATCATAGTGTTACTAGAACGATTAATAATATCATCTAAAGTTTCTTTATTGTTTTCAAAGAAACCATTTTGAATCAAAGACTTTATGTTAGGTGCTTCATCAGTCATTTCTATTTCCGGCTCACCGAAAAGGTCTTCAACATAATGAGGGTACTTACCTTCGCCTGTAACAAACATTCCTGTGTTATCTATCAGTTTATTGATGTCCAAACTATCGAATAAAGACGCGTACACTGAGGGTTTTAATTGTTCAAAACCTTTACCTTCACGCATTTTTTCTTCTAACTCTAACTTCTTTCTTTGACTTCTATTAGTTAACATTTCAGCCTCACCGCTATCGTTTAAATAACGATTACCGGTTCGATGGTTAAATGAATTTTTTAAAGACGGTCCTGCGTAAGCGTTTCTTAAAGCACCATTCATCAATCTAGTGTGATGAGCCATGAACCCTCTCATGTCTAAACCCTTCCTCATTTCGGGAAATATCTTACTCAACTCTTTGTCATCGGCACCTTCTATCATCCACTTTTCGACTTCTCTAATTTTATCATTCGGCAACATGTAGATACCGTATCTATACGCGTCTACCCCTATTCTTTCCATGTCGGGTGAGATAAATGAACCGTCGTCTAGTTGAACGCTTTGATTGTCTTTCACTATCTTATGAAGTTCATCGGCTATTTGTGTTCTAGGTCTACCGTCTTTATCAAACGCACTCCTAAACAAATACTCTCTAGGTATACCTTCATGTTCCCATTTCTTACACCAAAGAAAATATGGATTCAAATCATCATCATCAACTAGAGGAAACTTTTCAGCGTAATCTTTTTTGAAATCGTCAAACCCCATTTGATAAATTGATTGTAAATTAACTGCGTCGCCGTTCCAATTAGTAAACATGTGGTCTGCTTTCAATGAAGTGTGTAAATTTTTAGCAACATGTTTCATTTCTTTGTCTAATTTTGCGGCATTCTCTCCGTCATTTTTATACAAATGTCTTATCATTTTATGAAACAAAGGTTGCGAAGAGTAAGAACCTACTTCGTCATTGTAATTAGGTTGTAAACCTAACGCGTGTATTTTGTGATGCTTTGTTTTTATTTCATCTTGACTGTAATCATTAACATTAGGAATGGTTTGGTGACGCCATGCAGTTTTGCGTCTAACCATAGTATCTAACGCTTTTAGGTTACCATCTTCGACTGCTTTATCCCAATCATCCATGTGAAATATTGGTTGACCTATATGGTGGCGTTTCTTAGAAGGCTCAAAACTAGTGTCTTTTGAAGTGATAATTTGCGCCTCGTCTTTGTAAGGCAAACTTTCAATAAATTTCTGCGCCTCTTTCACTAAAGGCATGTATGTGTAGTTTTTTCGAGATAAATTAAGTGCGCTGAATAAAACATCCGCGGCCTCATCTTTACAATCTTGCTTAGCGAACAAAGCGCGAACGAACTCTTTTACCACTCTATCGTGATACCGAATGTCATTGTCACGCACACTTCTTCACCTCAATAAAATTCGGTGAGATTGTATGCTCCTTCGGGGTTCTTATCGGATGGGTCACCTGCTTTATTTTCACGCATTTCAACCACATTAGGATAGCCGGAGTGAGTTTTGAGATTGGCTTTTTCAGCCTTTGGCTTTTGACGCTTAACATCTTCAACTTTTATTTTTTGTTGATTAGTCCAATAGTAACCCGGTCTAACTTTTTCTACACCGTTAACTCTTTCAAAACCATCAGCATTAGTAGAACCAAATTCTTTTGATTCTTTTGACTCAGCCTTTTGCATAAGTTTGCTTGCTTTCTCAAGTAACTCATCTACATCGGGGGCAAGTTGCCCTGCTTCAACTTTCATCGGCTTCATTGGTCAACTCTCCTTCCTTCTGCTTCTGCGGCGGTGTTAGCCATCGCGTGAATTTCACTCCAATCCATATCGTGCCATTCTTCGTTTGACGCGGGCATACTCATACCTGCGTCGTCAATAGCATTTGCGGCTTTACTGATAACATCATCTCGGTCACCGCGTAACGGGTCGCCCCAAACATCTTCGTTTGCGGGGGTCTTAGCGCGAACAAAACCTGCTCTCTTTAGTAGTAATTCCGGCGTGTGAATGCTTTTACGCATAGATGTAATTTCAGCATCCATCGACTCCATCTTGGTGATGAGGGCTTTCATCAACACCATAGCGTCGGTGTCTTCTGCCATGCTCACACCTGTCCTTGTTTCTTGAAATGTGAACCTATTCTATCCGGTCCGATATAACCCATTGGTCTATCACTAGATTTAGCGATGACACCTTGCGTACTGTTAAATTGCGCAACAGGGAATCCTCCGGCAAATCTATCATTAACTCCAAGAACTTTGTCGCCTCCGTTCTCGGACTTGTAAATTGCAGTAACATCATCTGCTAAAAAATCACTTGTAGTCTGTATACTTCGCAAAAATTGTTCTGCTGATACAAGGTCGTCGTTAGCAAGAGCGACTTTGAATTCGGATAGCGCAGTTTCTAATTTACGAACCATCGGGTCCATCTTATGTAATAGGCTCATGCGACTGACGAAGAGAGGCTAAGTCTTTAACTTATCCCTAAAAACCACTTTCTTTATTTTTACTTGTAGGGTCTTTCGCGGCTTGAACACTATCGAGTGCCTGTTCTAATGGAGTTTTTTCACTTCCGCGTTGATTCTTCTTAGAAGAAGGTGCGCCGGATTGATGAGTTTCGGAACTAATAGGAGCAGGTCCATTGTCGCGTTGCCCAGTCCCTTCACCAAGACCGACCATGCCGCCTTTCTCCATCATCATGATTTGACCACCGCCCGGAGGAGGCGCTCCGCCCGGCGGGGAAGCCCCTGCCCCCGGTGGCATCATCGCGCCCCCACCCTGTGGAGGTATGCCACCTGCCCCCGGTGGCATTGGTGGAGGCATTCCGCCACCCGGAGGCATTCCGCCACCCGGAGGCATTCCGCCCGCCCCACCTTGCTGTTCTTGCATGGCTTCTTGCGGGTCGGGTTTCTTGTAAACGAAGCGTATGTCGCTACCTGCATCTTCGGTCAATTCCGGTTGGAAACCAAGTTGCTGCATTCGCTGCGCAATATTAACTTCTTGCTCGTCGCGACGAAGTCGTGTAATCTCATCTTCTTCTTCATTTGGATAGAGAGTCAAAGTCCAATCTTCAACTCCCATTTGGTCGAGCATTCTTGGGAATAGTTCACGCGAGTACAATTTTTGACCGGACTCGACAGCGCGGTTTGTAACAAGAATTTGCATACCTTCATTATTAAGTCCACCGGATTTGCCGGAATCCATCATAAAAACATTTGACACTCCGTAAAAAGCCGCTATACGCATTCGGATTTCATCGCGAACTTGTGCGTATTGCATCTCATCAAGACTGTCCATGAAACGAACAAACTCGACTTTACCGCGCCCCGATGCTGATTCAACACCGACTTTCGGAATGTAGTGAGGGTCGCGTTCCATTTTTTCTTCCGCACCTTTCCAAAAAGCCGCTGTTGATTGTATATTATCAGTAGTGATGGCTAATATACCTCTAGGTATTCTTCTCTTTTGATACGCGAGATAAATATAATTATCCATTGCTGTAAGAGATTGCGCTTGTCGCCACATACTAGCGACAGGAGAACGCCCGTACAACTTAGACGGATTGAACTTAGACAAGTGTAACACTTCTCCTTCAAGATAGTATTGAGTTTTACCACTCCCTGCTGTGTTGATGTATTGGACATCTTGTAGAGGTAGTGAACATACATCGCATTTTTTATGGTCGCCGTTATGTGGATATGTCTTATCACGATGAACAGGACATAGTAGGTATCTACCTCCGCGCTTACCCGCTTTGTCTGCTACAATACGCATAAATGTCGGGTCACCACGGACTAACTCTTTGATACGGAAAAATTCTATTTCGCCGCTATCGGGGTCGATAAAATATTCTTTAATAAGTAATAAAAACGCGTCGTCTACAATATCTAAATCCCACTCTATCTCTTTCATAACTTCTATGAAAGATTGGTCCATGCTGTTACGCTGTTTCATTAACCAACGCGGGTAGATAACTTGGTTAGCATCGGGGCTATCGAATCCATCATTCCCACATATACGGCACTCGTCAACAGTATCATGCTGATACTCTTCACCGCAATTAGTGCATTTCTTATGAAATTTTTTCTCCCAATAATAACCGCGTCTAAATATCTCTTGACATAAAGTATTGATAGTTGTTCTCAGTATTATAGATTCTTGAACCGTAGCGTACAAAGCGGGTATAGACACACCTTGTACTAATACAGGTTCTTGAATACCACTTTTCCAAAGCGGCATTATAGGTTCGGGGGTTGTTCTTCTACGGAATGGGCTAGTCAATGTTGATAAAAACCGACCGACCAATCCTTTTTCTTCTGCCATCATATCATCTCCACAAGTCGGTTAGCGTCGTCAACTAGACGCAGGGTTTCGCCGTCCCGACTAAACATTGCTAGAACTCCCGCTTCATCAATGTTCCACTCCTTCAGCAACTCTTCGCGTTTGTCCGGCACATCTTTCCAATTCAACCATTTGACGATACGGAATAAATCATCTCGTCTTGATTTGATAATGTCGGTTTTACGACCGCGCAAATCAAGCAACTCAAGTACAGCGCTCGCTTGCCCTTTCTTCATGCGAAGATGCGGTCGAATGCCTTTCATCAATTTCCTTAAGTGGTCTTCACTATAAAACTGTAATCTATGTTGTGTTCGTCTACTGTTCTTATGTATTTTCAAATCAGTTTGAAGCACGCCGCAACCAAGTGCTTTATGCAATTGCTCACAGTGCATCTTTCCTCGTTCACCGGTAGCGATGAAACCCGCTCTAGGTTCTAACCTTTTTGTAATAGTGATATAACCGTCAGCGTCTAGGAAACCTGCGGCGTAAGCCCACACATCTTTGAAAATAACTGTATCGTTACGGACAAGTCCCCAACCGACGCCTACTTTTTCTATATCATATTCAACGCCATGCATTTTCATCAGCGTCGCTAACTTTTGTGTAGTCAATTGTTTGACTCCATTCATGCCATTGAATATTTCTTTAGCAGGCAATGGCCCCCTCTCTTCCAACACATTTACTGCTTTGGTCAACCATATTGCTTCGGTTTTCTTTATGCTATCAACGGAGTGAAGCGCGCCTCTCCATTCTTTTTTAGAATCTTTTTTTAATTGCTGAGCATTGACCCACAATTCTCTTTGGTCATCATTGAAATCACCATCAATCAATAATAATTTACTAATAATGTCATTGGCCTTTTCCCATTGAACGCAAGCGCGACGAAGAGCAAACTCACGGTTTCGACCATGCTTACGAAGTGCTTGTAAATCACGGTCACTGATTCCTAAAGATTTAACAGTTGATTCGTGCTTACCAATCCATTCTAAAGAAGCAAGAGTTGCTTCAACTTCTTGCTTTTTGGCGATTCGTATAGCGTAAATGGCTTCATCAATAGCATCTTTCATACCTTTATGTTCGCGTCTAGCCATTCTCAAATCTTTGACTAACGATTCAGCGCCTCGACCAAACATAGATTGAAACCAACCACCATCGGGCATTTTAGCGACAAGTTGCTGTTTGACTTTCATAGCCATTTCTTTTTCTTTTTCATTTTCTTCTATTTCATTAGGTCTAGCAGGGACAGGATTTGCGTTAGCCTCACCTTGTCCTTGTGAAACAGGTTTAGGGGCGTCACCAAAACTAGCACCTTGTATTGAGTTTTTAATTAGAGGGTGTGAAAGTAACATAGATTCTATGTCTAATAAATCAATTATCGTCAACTTTCATCGCCTCCGGTTTGCCTGCTTTAATCCAACATTTTTTACAAAATCCAAATGGTTGCGGGTCATCTGTCGCGTAACACCACCCGCAATACTTATCCATTTTAACAATTCCACCTTGCCAACGCTGCACCTTTCGGTGTTTTTTTACCACCTTTACTGGTCGGTCCTTTAACACCACTCATGCGAGCGCAGAATGATTTACGACGACCCGCGGCTTTACCACCGGGTTTAAGTGAACTTGGTTTCTTTGTTACCGGTCGTTTCAAGTTAGCGCCTGTTTTACGCTTTGCTGCGGCTCGACCTTTAGCGTTTAATCCACCTGTCTTGGCATGTTTGTTAGGGTTGTACCCATGAAATGGTTTGCTCTTTTTCTTTGCTTTTAACACAGAACTTGCTATCTTAAACGGTGAGCAACAATTGCAGAACGATACTTCTTTCGATATGTCATCATCATTCATCATTGCTAATTCTTCTGCTGTTATTGGTTCATGCATTATGTATTCGTAGTTCATCTTCACCACCGTAGGCTTACCGCCCACTCCTTGTTTTTTACTGCGCTTTCGTTTTGTAGCCGCGCGCTTTTGACCCGACGACATTGAGCCACTAGTCTTTGGAGTTTTACTTGATACCTTGACGGAGGGGCGACATTTAGGATAACCCTTACTTCCTTTCTTAGCCTTTGACCTACCGCAAGGGGGATGCTTACCATCTTTGCCTGTGCGCGATACATCTACCCACTTCTCCTTAAACCAACGATTCAAGTTTTTCTCAACTGTCATACCACGCGCACCATCTTTTTCAAAGTAGTTTTTTGTTTATCCATCAAAGCGTAGCATGGACATTTAGGAGATTTAGCAGAACATTGATTCCCTTGAACCATGCAAACGCAGGGTGTTTTCTTTGTTCCACCACAACAGCATTTGTCTTTTTTGAGTTTCATTTTTTCTTCCCCTTCTTCTTTTTACCTTTGAATTTACCGCGACAGTATTGAACTGCCCATCCGTTAGCATACGCGCTTGGGTAAACTTTGAATTTACGCTTTGCCGCGGCTTTACCTGCCGGACACAATTTCTTTTCAAGATAGCCAAACGCGGCATCCGTTCCTACGCAAAATTCACAATTACAATCAGTCATTATTGACCACCTCGGCAAATAGGGCAAGGGTCGCCCTCATCAATAGTTCCTCTCCCTTGACAAGCAGGGCAATTAGTATCACCGCTTGGAGTTTGTGTCATGAAACCTTGAAGAAATTGTTGCATTTCGCGCTCTTCTTCGAGGTTCAAAGGTTGACTTAAATCTTTTACAGGTTCGCAACGATGATTATTTAATCCAGTTTCACCATAAAAATAACGATTACATTTAGGGCATTGCACTTTGCGCCCACCGCGACCCTCATCACCGATAGGGGTATTTTTCAAGAGATGCCACCAATCGCTCAATCTAACAACCCCTCCATTATTTCATCTAAGTCCACGATTCGTTCACGGAACTCCGTGGTAGCCCAATGAGCCAATGCGAGAGCGATAGCAAAATCGTCATGGCGACCAATGCTGTCCAACTTACCTTTTTTCGACATACCGAACATCATTAGTTCGCGTTCTAATTCACTCATCATTGTTCGCGAACGGTCGTCGCCCCAAGGCAATCGCATTTGCTCGTTCTCAAAGCGCAATACCAAACCCATAAGAAGTGACTCACGGCGTTGGCGTGTGGAAATAAATGTCTTGATAGGAAGGTCTGTGTCTGCGCGTAGTTCAGTAGCGAAGACACGCTGAAAGTTGTTCGCTTCAAGTTCAATCACATCGGGGTTAAACTTAGCGTTAAGTCGTTGTATCTCCGTAATTTGCGTGCGGAAATCCATATTTTTACGACGAACTGCATGAACTAATTCAAGCAGTTCGGGATTAGTTGATGGGCGACGAAGTACAACCATAACAGTGTAGTCAGCCGCTCGGTCGCTAGAAATAGCAGGGTCCCAACCGATAAAGTATTGGTCGTCCGGGTCACCTGTTTCGCGATTAATCAATTTAAGAGTATTATCTTTAGCGGCTTGTAATACTGTTGAAGGGAATAAACTAGATACATCGTCCATTGGTTCGCAAAGATATTCTCTAGCAAATGCAATCGCAGGCATATCAGCACGACGCGCATCTAGTGAATCTAAATCCCACCGCTCCGGCCATAGCGCAACTCCCTGCGCGTTGATAGCAGGGTATGTTTCAACAAGATAACCGTCCCGACTTTCAAGTTCTGTGTAAAGGTCAGTTGGAGTGAATGGTGTCCCGACTATCATTAGTTTAGATGTGTGGTGGAGTGTCGGGACAAGAACTTCGTAAAACCATGAAGCGACGCGAGCAAGTTCTGTGTCAGTTGTTCCCCACAGAATGTCGTCGCATAGAATAAGGTCGGGGTGTATACCACGAATAGCACCACCAACAGACTTCGCGCTAATGTTAGAACCGTTACTAAAACCAAAAAATGTTTTAGACCATGAATCGGCTTTTTTCATTTTAGCAAGAAACGGTACACCGTCAATCAAATCATTAAGTGTACGCATGTGATGTATGGACTGATGTAGGCTGTGCGAGATTAGTACGGCCTTTGTCTTAGGGTTGAATGCTGTCTTCCATAGCATGTAGCCAAGGAATAGAGTCGATTTACCATGGTCACGCGCTGCTTTGACACAGTATCGTTTGCGCTGTTCTAAGTTGTTGTACCATCTTTCGTGATGATGTGAAAGTTGAAACCCTAATATCTGCTCAAAGAAGAATTTGAAGTCGCGCTTCGCTACTTCAAAGTCTATTTCTTCAATGGCTTCGAGGGAAATCGCTTGCACTCAATCACCTAACTTCCAACCTTTTTAAGAGTGCATCCCATTGCGAATCTAACCTGTCTTCGGATAGCATAACTCTATTACCTTTCGGTCTAGCCGGAACCTTGTTCTTTGTGTCTTGCACTTTCTTACTTGCTTCCGCGTCGCCTTGTTGTGCATCCTCGATTATTTCTTCCGCTTCCTGTTGGTCTTCTGCGTGACCTAGTTGAACCATCTCTATACCAAGAGATTGTAGCATATTAGACGCGGCTTGTCCTTGCGCTCCTTTAGGGAATGAGTCCGGTTTGAATTCTTCTTCATTCGCATGAATCCTAGCCATTTGCCTTCTTCTATCTTTTGAAGCATACTCTTGACCGGCATCTTCGGCACCGTAATGACTTGCTATATTCTCACCGTAGTATTTCAACTGCTCACTAGGTGTCATCGGAGCCATATCTTGCCCGGTAAAAGTTCCGGTAGTCGAGTTGTTATCAGCAGTAGTCGGAGCCATACCTTCTAGTGTTGGCTCTTCCGGTGCTGCTGCTGTTGGTACAGGTGACGGCGCTTCCGGCTCTTTCGTAGTCGGAGCGATACCTTCTAGTGTTGGTTCTTCCGGTTTAGCGTCAGTCATGGAACTAGTATTTGCTTCCGGCGATGCCTCAGTCATTTGCTCTTCTACTGCGGCGGTTGTTTCTTCCGTTCCACCTTGAGGTCGTTGACCCATACCTAACGCGCCTAATTCATTTTGAGTTTGGGTATTATCTCTTGCATCTCTACCCATTTGTAACGCTCTTCCTATGGTGCGTTTACGCGGCTTTTGTAAGTCTGTGTTAAGACTCTCGGATTCAGCCCGCATAGACTGTTGCACATTTTTACCTTCTTCGGGGTTTATGTTGAAATTTTTGCCGTATCTACTGGTTAAATCTTGAATTGCATTTCTTCTACTTTCACCACTAATAGGAGAATTTTCGGGGTATCTTCTGTTAATGTTCGCCATTTCATCATCCATTCTACCTACTGCGTTGTTAAGAGAAGTTCGTCTAGCCTTAGCGTGTCTTCTCTCATTCCCTTGTTCTTTAGATGCGTCATACGCCTCTCTACCATATCTAGCGACATCGCCTACGCCTTGAACAAAGTTACCCATTCTTTCTTTTACGCCCGGAAATTTTTCTGCTAAAAAACGCCCTGCACCTGCAACTGCACCTGCACCTGCTTTCGCGGCACCTGCCATAGCAGGACCCGCTCTATCTATACCTCTACCCATAGCATCAGTAGCGCCGTAGTAAGCAGGTGACAGAACTTCTCTTCCAATGTTCTTCGCGCCTTGCATTAAACCACGAAGTCTTTGACCTGTTTGAGCATAGTCGCGACCTCTAGGTGATTGACCTGCGGCTTGCGCGCTTTCTATATTTTGGTTTGCTTGATTAACTCTTTGCGCGCCTAATACTTGTCTTGCTTGATTTTTGTTTTGAGCAGCGACTTGAACACCACCTACATTCATCGGAACAGCAGGTCGATAATTTGCATCGACGCCGTAAGGTTGTTGTGCTTCCATATTTTTCCGAATGATGTCGGGGTGAGAGTCGTCGCGTTCTGCGATAGCCTTGATAATTGGTTCCCAACCGCTGTCCTGTTGGTCAAGCATAACATAGTTAACATCGGAGAGGTTGCCTCCTTTTGCTAAGATATATTCTAATGTACCCGCATCTTCTCCATATTTAATCATACTACTATTCCAATCTAGTTCCCATTGTTCAACCATTTATTGCACCTCCGCAAGAAGTCTTGATGATGCTCACCACATCATGTGTAGTGTTAAAAGATTTCGCGACAACACTCCAATCTCCGAGTGACATCGCGACAGCCCTTACATCAACACTTGTCATACCAACTTTATCTGCGAGTTTTTCCATATCGTGCTTGTTTAGCGGGTCGTATTTGACTATCAACGAACCTCCTGCTTCATGAAGTTGCACCCTCTCCATGATATTTGCGATGATGCCCATAGGGTCATCGTTTGACATTTGTATACGCGGGTCAAACCCACTGAAACCACTAAAGCCACTAGCAGTAGGCGCGGCAAAGCCGCTATAACCTGCCGTCGCTGAACCACCGAGTGAAGCGAGCGGGTCTATCGCAGAAGGTCTTTGAGTTGTTTCAGCAGGCGGCTCAACAGTTAACTCTTCTTCCGGTGGTCGAACAGGTGGAGAATCTTCAAACTCGCTTACATCAAAAGTCCCGCTAGAAAGATGCGGCGGGAAAGAATCGTGTAAGTGGTCGTAGTCTGTATTGAATTTACCGCGCATCTCATGGTGTGAGTCAGCGTTACCTAAATCGGCTAAGTTGAGTTGTTTACCACCTTCTAAAGATGCAACTTCTTTGTAACCGTCCATCACACTACTTGGAGCCGCGGGGTAAGAATTTAGAGAATCCATGCTTATACCCATCTCTTCGGCTGTTTTTAGCATAGCCATTATTTCAATAGCCGCTTTGTTCCTACCTCTATCACCGCCTCGAACTAAAGGCGCGAAATGACTTTGATGCCTAGTGAATATATTTTTGACATCGGGGTTTTCTTTGATGCCTAAAATAGATTCCATGTTGTTCATGACAATCCTCAAACCTGTTTGCGAACCATCACTACCGCGACCATACATCAGTTGGTTAACAGGCGCGCGTGCCATTTTTCTTGCCGTGGGTTGGTCGTAACCCATACGGATAAATTTGTTCATGTTTTCTGTCGACATGTTACCCGAAGAAGAAGGGACGAAGAAATCGCTTGGTAATACTGAAATAATATCTGCGGGTTTTATTTGACCGTATGCGGCTGTCTGTGCATGAGCATCTGCGTAATGAGAGGGGAAAACTGTATTCTCTTTAGAAGTAGGGTCGCGCTCGTTTGAAGAGTATCTTCTTGTAACCCCTCCTGTAATTTGTTGAGGTTCTATAACATTCTGCTTAGCACCTATTGTACTTTTGTAACCTTTTTCTTTGTTAACATCATTCAACTCATTAGCCATGTGTAGCGCGGCAGATTCAAGATGCAAACCTAATGTTTGATGAGGTTTATTATTAGGATGATTATTAACTAACCTGCCTTCGTCATCCCTAACTTTTCTGTCACTAGAAGGGATTCTTCTTGATTGATGAGAACCATAATGATTACTCATATATTCGGGATGCAATTGATAACCTCTATCCCTAGGAAACGGTATTGGTAACTTTTGACTTAAATCCCCCGACTCGTCTTTCGTCGCGTTAAATCTTTTAGTTGCTTCATTCATATCTTCTTTAGCGTGTATCAAAGCCCTACCGAAATCTTTGACATACTCTCCGTTTCGACCTTGTTCCATTATCTCTTTAGCCATTATTTCAGCCGCTCTACTCATCGGCCACTTGGTTATGTGTTGAGCATCTAACTCTTCAAACGGATTACCTGTCATTGAATTGATGTAAAAATGTGATATTTTATCATGTGGGGAGTCTTCCGGTGGGAAAGACATTGGGTGCATAACACCATCAGCGTCGCGATAGTAGACGCCTTTACCTTTTATGATTAAGTCACTCATTTAATCAACTCACATCTCTAACGAAAATCATCACTTCTTTCCACTACTTTTGGTAACGGTCGCGGGCCACGGTCATCGCCTCGATACTCTCTTTTTTCAGCAGGTGTCATTCGTTGACGCTGTTCTTGTCGACCCTTGTACCTTTCCTGTTGTTTCTTTTTAGCGTCTGCTTGCATCTCTTTCAATTTCTCCGGTAAATCTTCAAGACCGCCGGGTCTGTAACTAGGATTGCGAGCATCATATTTATTTTTACCTTCAAATGTTTCTCCTTGTTTGTCGTGGTCAATAAGACGCCTTATATTCCCTCTAAGAGTTGGTTGCTCACTACCTGCTTGTTCATCAAATGTAGAGCCTTTTACTCCCTCTTCGTTGAACGGAGTTCGGTGCATAGCGCCATAACGATTATATTCGGGTTTGTCATAATTTAATTTAATATTTCTTCTCGCGACATTTTCTTGTCTAGGTAGAATGTTCATAGCCATACTTCTCAACCTCTCTTCTCGCTCATCTCCAAAAGGAGTGTTGGCGTCGATTGCCCTATCTGCAAAATTATCTCGTATCTCATCAAACATTCTTTCTTGTTCTTTGTTGCCTGCTTTTAAAAATATCCACCAATTCATGATATACCACCCCTTCTAACATATAAATCGTAACCGTGAGTACCCCATCGAGTTGCGTCATCATCGGGGTCAGTTTCAGTAGCACCTGTTGGGTTAGATGTCAATCCACCCGATGAATTAGGCGATGATTTACCGTCAACACCTTGCATAGACTTATCCTCTTTGCGCGTCAGTCTTCTAAGTAAATGATTCAATCTATCTACTAGATGTCTATACTCAATGCGGTCACGGGGTGATATTCCTACCTTTACTTTCTGTGCGCGCTTATGCAAGAACTCTTCGGATGCAAGTATAGCGTCTGTTGAACCAATACCACCCGCGGCCATGGCGGATGCACCGCCTCCGAGAGCGATGTCTTTGCTGTGTTCCGCGCCTCCCGGAGTTTGGGTAGTTCTTGGTTGTCTTATTGCTTTTGAGTGTGGTTTTTTTCTTTTAAGACCTTTTGGTGTACGGGCTATTCTTGCACTTTCTACTACTGTTGGTATTGGCGGCGTAACATCTTGAGTTGGTTGTGATTGACGCATAGCCTGTCTTTCATCTAGTCCTAATTTATCTCTAGGGTTTTGATAACTAGCCCTTGCTTGACTTCGGCCTGTCGATGTTGTTAATGTTATAGGAGCGGTCGGAGAAGGTCTTCTACTTCCCATCAAACCGAATGTTCTGTAAGGCGCTTGACCTGCTGTGGATATAGTCATTTGAGCCGGAGTTCTCACTTTACCTGCTTTCAAACGCTTTTTCTTACCACTTCTACTTGTTTTTAATTTTTCAGTAGTTACAGTTTTCTTACCGCGTTTACCTTTCTTAGCACGCCTTCTAGCCAATTGAGTTTCTACTGTCGTTGTTTTCTTCGGCTTTTCGTCGTCGAACTTAGGTTCACCACGCTTTTTACGAATCATGTCAAAAGCATCGTCAATAAACGATGTGGTAGAAAGTAGAATATTCATACCCCCTCCTTTTGGATTAGCACCGGCATTGGCTTCGTTTTGACCTACTTGACCGGACATTTGACCTGCTTCGGCCTGCCTTTTCATATCACTATCTTCTTCGTCTTCCTCATGCTTTTGAGGTACTTTGATTTTCATGTGTTGCAGACCTTGCATCATCTTAGCGCGTTTTTCTTGCTTTTCACGCTTTTTCGCATCGTGCTTTGCTCGCTCTTCGGAGTCTTCTCTACCTACGCTAGAATCTTCTTGTAATTCTTCCGCACTTTGTCGCGGATTAAAACGCAAACCTGCGGTACTTCCTTCGGGGCCACCAACCATCAAGCATCATCTCCTAGCAATTTTCCGCGCAGTCTAGCCCACACTTCGGGACTTTCCTTTGCTAATTCAACTTTGAGGATGTTTATAGTCTGTGCTGTCATATTTTCTGTAACATTACCCGCGGCTCTTTCTTGAACCCTCATCATATCTTTGATTGATTCGCGTACTTCTTTGTGAAGCGTTACAATGTTGCGAACATATTGAGGGTCATTGCGGTCAGCGTCGTCTAAGAAATGACTTAATTCGCCGTTGATTCGCGAAAGATTGTCACGAAGGCTTTGCATTTCATTACCCGCCTCGACAAGAATGATGTCCGCCGCGGCTTTTTGCACAACAGGTTTTAGATGATGTTTGATATGGTGATAAACATTAGATTCGGGTATCTGTAAATCGTCTGCTATCTGTTGACTTGTCATGGAACCGTTGAAGTAAGCCATTTCCAAATTCTCTCTTTTAGAAGATACGCAAAAACCACACTCACTATTGCTGCCCATGTGATATTCACCCATGTGATTACGAAAATGTCTGTCAGCAGTACCTTCGCGCCATCCTTTTTGTTTATCCAAATCTTTTGGCGTAATTATTCCAAGAGTTAGCATTTCTTCTAAACCATCGCGGTCGGAGTCTTGACAAAATTTACAAGATGCACGAACAATACGCTCCGCCATAGCAAAGACCAAGTAGTGTTAGCAAAAGAGTCTTTCTATGAGAAAGAAACTTCATCGCGCTCCAAAAGTGGCAGGCGTGCCTGTATCTATAGCAACGGCAAAAAGTCTTTCGCGAGCCGCGGCGGACATGTTAATGAATAAACGCGCCACTTTGACAGAAAGAGAGCGTCGATACAATATTTGTTTAAAATGCCCCGAAAGAAACCACGATAGATGCACTCTTTGCGGTTGTTTTGTCAAAACTAAAACCATTTTAAAAAATAGTAAATGCCCAATAGGTAAATGGTCAACCTTGATTAGCGAGTCTTCGATAGACGATACCGGCACCGCTGAAAGTAATGAATAGCGCGCCTATAATCCAACTTAATTCAGTAGAAGACATTTTAGGACCGGAAAAAACCAGTATTAAGAAACACCCTAGCGTCAAACTGATAACTTGTACCATAATCATGTCAACGATAACTGACTTTTTCAAGTTAGTCATATCGCTCATCGCGGTATAGAAAGAGTCTATACTACCCATATTAACGACCGCCTGCTAATCCACGCACCAACGAACCAAGACCGCCACCAACATTTTGCATCATGCCGGGGTCTGCCATAGCATCATTCAGCATGCCTTGCATAACTCCTTGATTAGCGAGTTGAACCATCTGTTGAAATTGCATTGTTTTCTGCTGAACATTGTTCGAGGCTTTGTTAAGAAGTTGAGTTTGGGACATTGTGACGCTGTCGACAGTGGGTAATCCTTGCACTCCGCTGAAATCAAATTTATACCCATCACCATCTTCTACCAAACGCGCATTAGCGAGCATTGTATTAACTGATACCGCGACAAGACTACTCAAAAGTGAAACAACCATACCCATATTCTCTCCATTATTATCGGAAAGCCATTTGTCAATCATAGGATTGGTCGTTATCATGGCTGATAATATTTCCATTTCACTTGGAGGTGCTTGATATTGGAAACCATATTGTTGTTGACCGCCGAATTGTTGGTTTTGCATGGGGACTTGTTGCTGCCCTCCCCCTAATCCAAGATTCATTGCACCTGTTTGTGCGGGTTGTTGAGGGTTGCTAAAAGGCCACACCATAATACCACCTCATACGCTCCCATCATTTGATTGTGTCGGTAAAGGTAAAGGTTGAGATTGAACCGCGTTTTGCTGTAATTGATGCATAGCCAGTGCGTCAAAAAGCATTCTTGAGTTGTTACCTGCTTGAAATTGACGCATATCGAACACTATCATGACTAAATCGTTGGTTCCTGTTGCGGAATTAGCAAAATGAGTGACGGGTATGTTGTCTTTTTTCAACATCTCAAAGAATGGTTCGTATTTTATAAGTGTAGGTGGTGTATTATCCTTCCTTTTGAGGCTACTTATTGGTACTGCTACCGTAGATACCCCTTTTTTTAGTTTAGCCCTCAATGTGCCTGTATTGGCCTCTTCTTCCTTTTCTTCTTCTTTCTCCCATTTTATCAGCAAATGATACAAATGTAGATGTTCCGGGCAGTATGTACCACGCATTTTACGCCCACTTGTAACATTTTCACGCGCTACGAAGGCTTCTACCTCTCCTGTAACGGGATTTTTGAAGTAAATATCCCATAAAGATTGCCCTGTTTCTTCATCTATTATCTGTTCGTAGATATTTCCGGCCATTCTAAGTAGATAATCTATGTCTGCACCGTCTATAACGCACCTCATAGTGTTAGTATTATACCTATATTTACCCCCAAAAAGCCATCTTCTAGGCGAAAAAATGCTTCTTTTTGTCGGTTTTAGCAGTTTATACGCCTGTTTTATGTCTTTTCTACGCGCTTTTTTGGGATTTGGGTGCCTTGAAGGGTAAAAATTGACTTGTGGCACCTCAATATGACTCTTTACATCACTCATAGCGTTCTGTGCTATGGCTTGTTGCTGCATTTGAGCATAACTCATCTGTGTTTGAGAGGCTAATCGTAATAATTCATTTTGCTGTGTATTTCCTAACATTTTTTCACCAAGTTAACATCTCTATCATTGTTTTTTCAACATTCCAACCTATTTTAGTCGCCATCATACTAACACGACACGGAATACCTGCCTTTTGCAGTCTTCGCATGGCAGGTCTGTGGGTATCAAATATATTATGCTCTCGCAGTCTGTTAGATTGCCATAACATATTGGCTTTATCGTCCCACCATTCATCTGCTTTATTCGCTACAAGCCATATTTGCTTAGGAGCATAGCGTTTCCCACGCATTCTTGAGTACAATGAACGATATTTCCATCTTTTTTCTATCAAAGCGTCTACTAAAAACTCAAATCCGCCGATAGCGTCTATAACATCAGCCCCTTTTCCTTTCAACACACGCGTATCTGTCATAAATATGGCAATTTCTACCTGTCTTTCAACCATATCGTCTATCCACAAGTTCCAAAAACGCTGTTGGCCGCCAATATCAGCAGAATGAACTACTCTTTTCTCACCTTGCCAACGAATACGCTTACGACTTGCTTTAGGAAGAACATATCCTTTAGAAAGTAACTTGCGTGAATGGTATGTTCTATCTTCTATGTTATCCATTTCACCCGGAGTGCGCATAAATTGGTCAAGTGTTGTTTTACCTACCATTGTCGGACCATAAACTCCTATTCTGCGCGGTTTAAGGAAGTTATAGAGTTCTTTTCCGTAAACAACCGCGCCCATAAGTGCGCTACCGGCCATTGTCGCAACCATTAATTCACCCAACTTATTATTATGTTGAAAAACCACTCTACTGTGTTTTCCCAAATGCTAGTTTCTGTTTGTAATTCAAAATAAGATACGCCAAAAGCAGTTAGAAAACCAACTATAACGCACAGAAGTAAAGCCCTGCCTCTCTCATAGTAGTTATCAAGTGTGTTTTGAGTATGTAAAGCGCGTAGGGTTGCTTCCGTAGCATCGTCACTTGGGGTTTTGAACAACCAACCCATAGTAAATCATTCTCCTTTAGCGTATGTGCCGTCTGTGTTGCGCTTTCTACCTAAGTGCAAAGATTCTTTCTCTTCTGCTTTGTGTTGAGGGGTTTGTTGTTCTGCATCTAAACCCATCAAACCAAGATATTGTTGCACTTCGGGGTCTTTTTCTAAATCTTCCATCTGTTTTGCGAAAGTAACCTCTTGCTTTTTGATTTCCATTTCCATTTGCGCTTGAGCAAATCGCATTTGTTGCGCTTGCATTTGTCTTGACATGCTTCTTTGCATGTTAGACAGCAACGCTTTTTGGTCCATACTGTCTTGTGCTAGCATTTTGTAAATAAAATACGCCATACCCTGTAATGTAAACGCTCCCATGGTATATGTTATCGCGTTTGTATATGTTTCATCATCATATAACCACATTCTCGCGTCAAATACTGCAATAGAGCATCCGACGAGTATACTTACAAATGAAATTAGTCCTAAAATTCTTAATTCGTCACTATTTTTGTTGGGGCTTGATTGCACGGGAAGCAACCTCCTGTTGGTCATGGTAGCGCGGTCAATACATAAATGTATTTGATTCACCTTTTTCTCAATATTATCATATTATTATTATAACAATAGAGAGATTATCATTATTATTCTAATACAACAATGAGATTATTGATAATTTCTTCCGGTGAAAGGGTTTTGCTGTTGGGTTGTTTCGTATGTAGCGAAGTTTGGTCGCGGTTCAAAAGTGCCGCCGAAAACATTTCCAACAGGCGCAGGTGGTTGTTGTTGAGTGGGTGGTTGCGGTTCTCTTTCATTAATATCCACTTCTTGACCAGTCGATTCGCCGCGTCTGTCGGGAGAGTCCCTAGGTAACGCGCCTTGCACTTTATTGTAATGTAATCTGTCCTCAGTAGATTGATTTTGCCAAAGTGGTGATGATTCTTGCGCAAGTTCATAGTTACCTCCTAATATATCAGCAAGTTGAGGTAATTTACCTGCTTCAAAGTCCTTTATCGCATCGTTCATGTTAGTATATCCTAAATCTGTTATTGCTTTGTTAGCCATATTTCTATACATATATCCGGGGAAGTGTTCAAAGGCGGCTCTTTGCTGCATGTTTTCTGCTACTTTTGATTCTAAACTATTTGCTCTAGAGAATTGAGTCGCGTATTGTACCATCTCTTCCGGCTTTTGTGGTAGAGGCGTAGGCTTGTTGTTAACAGTAGCCGCAGCAAGCGCAGTCTGCTTGTAATTTTTCGCGCTTAACACTTGACCGTTTCGCATTCTTATCTTGCTGTTCATACCAATATCTTCATCAAACTCACCCATACTTTCGTAATTAGTATCACTACCGCTTATGCCAATGTCTTGCATGGCTGATTCCAACACAGAATCCATAAATGTAGCGTCGCCAAAGAAAGATTGAAGAATCGTACTAGGGTTCACATTATTAATATCTAACCCCTTTGATTTTATTTTTGCCAAAAGTCCGGGGTTTTCGTATGACATAGTGTCTTCATCTTTACTTAACAAATCCTTCACAGCAAGTAGTTTAATATATTTTTTAAATTGGTCTTTGCTCGCACGATTCAAATTGTCGTTGTAATCTTTATCGAGGCGTTTAACTTCGTCTTTATTGTAAAAACTTTTTTCTGTGTTTTCAATACCTAGATATGTCTTAAGGTCTTTCAACCTCAACCCTTCTTTCTCTATTTTGCGCAAAAACTCTTTATTAAACGCGACACCTTCAAACGATGTCATATTACCTTCTTGACCAAAAGGTATGAACTGTTCATCCTTTTCTATACCAAACTCTTTCATCAATGCTTTGAAGTCGGGGTGCATGAAGTCTTTGACTTTTCTTGTATCTAACGGTTTGTCTATGCCTTTTATTTCTCTAGCCTTATCACCGTTTAAGATGTAGAGTAACTTCTCTTCATCATTTTTATCGTAATCTCCTTGATTTCTAAATTTCTCATGAATTTTTAGCAAGGCCGGAGAGTGTGCATACATTTTTAGCATTTCATTCTCATCTAATACAGGACCATGTGTTGCACCCACTCTATGCAAACCTTGTTCTATTTCTCTAGCGGTTTGCCACATACCGTCTTTGTATGTTAGGTTTTGAAAAGACCTTCTTTTATGCGGGGGTCTAAGTTCTCCGCTTTCTGCATCGTAAGTAAACGGCGCAGGTTTGTTTTCGACAGTGTCATAAATTTGTTCACCACTTTCGTTAACTCCTGCCGCGACTTTTTTACTACCGGTCGTGAAAGGTATGTGAGCAATATTTTGCAGTTGATGAAACAAATCAACCAACTCATGTTCATCTTCTTCGTGATGTAAGTATAATTGCTCATGTTCTCTTATTTGTTTAGATAGTTCCGCCGCTTTGCTATAATTACTTTCACCGATAATATCTTTGTTTGTTTCTATATTCTCTATCAATGAGTTCAACATTTGGTCAATATGTTTTCTATGATGCGCGGCTAAAATTGCATTTTCCTTTCTCTTTTTTGGCTCGGATTGAATGTTGTCAATGCCCGGTTGTGGTTGAGCAACTCTACCTTCTCTAATCGCCTTCTGTCTTCGAGCCTCTAATGTTACTTCATCAGTCGGTAGTGCTATTCTACTTGCTGCTCTCACACTACTCATAGGGTCGAACTCATCTTTACCCTCTTTTATTTGTTGAAGGAATGTCTTAAATTTCTTCTTGTCAAATTTGCCTAGACCTGTCAAATATCTTTTTGTCATTTCGTTAGCGTCTTCCGGCGTGACTAACGGTGAGAACATACCTCGCGCGGCTCCTTCTTTGAACGCATCAATAGCCAATGAATTTTTAGGCAAAATACCTGCGAACGGATTGTCTTTGTCTAAGAAACTAAATTTAGGTTTTTGCGCCGACATCATGTCTTCAATAGGAGGCAATCTGCCTCCCTCGATATGGTGACTAATTTTACCCGGTACGAATTCACCATCTTCATTCTCGTAACCTTCTTGCACATGCTTATCGTCATGAGGGTCGCGTCTACCACTAGCGTTACAATGAGAACATTGCCCGCTAGAATATCTACCGACATCGGGATGGTCATGTTCTTCACAACTTGGGCAAGAGTATTGTGAATGTTCATGAGGTTCTAACATATCACTTCTAGGATGACTCTCAAACGATTGATGATTAAACGGTCTTAGAAATTCTTCAACCGCTCTTCTCATAGCAGGGCTATTAGGATTCGCGTTTTTCAGTTCTTTTACATGAGATTGAAGATACGCGATAGCCTCTTCTCGATTAACTCGACAAGTACCACCACATGTTCCGCAAGCAGTAGGCCCTCCTTTGATGTAATTTTCTACCAATTCATCAGCCCCGCCACTCATTATTTTTTCTAACAACTCTTTGGGGTAGTGGTTATTACGGTCTAACCTTCTTAATTCACTCTCGCTAATCTTATCTTGTTTGATGACAGGCGCGTCTTTCTCACTACTTTCTTCTTCTTGATGCTCGTCACCTAATAATTTTCTTTGTATTCTCTTGACATGAGTGCTTTGATTATTTTTTAGAGCGACAGAATCTCTCACTACATTTTTTTGCTCTTCTGTCAAAGGTGAGTTTTTGTACGCTTTTCTCAAAGCGTTAATCATTGTAATATCATCTAACATAGGTAACAATATGTTAGCGTGTTCAGCAATCAAACCTGTTCCTCCCACACCTGTTAATTGACCTTGCATATATTTATCGGGTCTGTATATGTAACTTCTACCAATAGTACCTTCACCGTCTGCTGTAAAAACATCCGGTACAGGCATACCTTCACTATCTGTGTAAATGTCTTCTCTAATGTTATTAAGCGCGTCGAAAATTTTATTTTCGTCAGTTTCTCCGATAAAAGGTAATAATTGCGCACCTGCTGTCATTAACGCACCGTAGGCGATTTGATTTCTTCTTTTAGTATAATCAGCGTCTTTTTTAGACGCAGTCAAATCATCACTACTTGCTTTGATTTTTCTATTCAATTCTTTAGACAAATTATCTAAACTTACACCTTCTTTCTGTCTGTTAGCAAACCATCGCGTTTGATTAAATATACGCGGTTTCACCAACTCGTTGTTCTTAACAAATCCATTACTTATCTCAGCAGGTAGAGGTTGATATAATCTAAGTTGTGCTTTATCTTGATTATCATATTTAGGCGGGAAGGCTTTAGCGATTTTCGCTTTATGCTCAGTCCCATCATCACCTGTAATAGTGATAACATCACCATCCGCGTAACCTATCATTTGGAACATGTGCTTAGGTATACTGATGACATTTGAACCGGCAGGTGCCAAATCCATAGGTGATTGACAGTTCGCTAATCTGTCCATTTCTTCTTGAAGAATAGAGTCATACTTGTCGTTTATACCATCTCTCTCTTGTGTCAACATGTCATGCGCGTCTTGACCAATTTTACTAGCATGATATTTACCTTCGATTCTTTGATTAGGATTATCGGGGTCTGCTGAATGAACCATGTGTTGACCTTTTTCTTCGTGCCAAGCACCTGCTTCTTCTTTATGCTCGTCTACAATATTTTCTATAAACTTAGCGAGTAAGTTATGAGCGCTCAAATATGTTTCTTGTTTTGCGTCGTCAGCACTTCCTTTATACAAACCTTGTATCAATTTAGCACGATTTTCTTTCCCATTTTTTTTGTTGCTTATCCCTTTAAGTGATATTTTTTTACCATCGCTGTCTGTAATTTCGCCCGATTTTATATCTTTCAGCAGTTTAAACGCTTCAACTAGACCGGACATTTGAGTTCCGACTAAACCTCTAATACGCGCGTTCTCTCTTTGACCTGCGCCTTGAAATTTATTCGGCAAAACATGCCCTAACGCAACTCTTTGATGAGGGGTTAAATTAGCACCACCTATCGGCTGTATTTTCTCAAGTTTAGTTTTCAAGTTATACTTTTTAATCGCACTGTCAATGTTAGGATTACCGTCTTTTACAGCATCACGAATTTCACGCTCTATCCGTCGTTTCATTCTAAAGTCGTCTAAACCAAAAATTCTTTGAGTTCTAGCCAGTTCTTCTTGATATTTTTTCAACGATTTGTTACCTCCAAATATGTGATGACATATTTGAGCCACACTTAATTTACTATCATCAAACAGGGGTATGGCATCCTCTTGACCGGTCGCTTCGTTAAATTGAAATGCTATTTTTGGAACTAATAAATCGCGATTAACAAATGCTGACTTTTTACTATCCCTAGAATCGACCGGTGTTTGCGCTTTTGCTTCTTCGCTACTTCTAGTGCTGAAATGTTTAGAATGACAGGCTTCGCAATCTTCTGCCTCGCTAATGATATGATGCTTATGTTCATCATCTACTTCTTCATCATCTTGCGGTTTATGCTTACCATGATTGAAGAATCTTTCATTTTGATGTATAACGCTTTCTTGATAAGCGATATGATTCGCCCGTTCATTATTTGCTTTCTTAGCCGCGGCTATGACTTGATACATAACATAGGCGTTTGACCCACCTTTCTTAGACCTAGCAAGTAAGTGATTAAACGCGTTGTTGTATGAGTCTTTGGAAAAATTATTTTGCGAAAACATCATAGCAGCAGTTGCGAAGTCGGTAGGATTTATACCTGCTTCATTAACCATTTTCTTTGTTTTATCTATTTGATTACTGATAGAACCTAAATAATCACGGTCTACCCCGTTAGCAAATGCTAACTCATATCTTTTGACATTTTTATCATTGAATGTTTCTAACACTCTTTGAGATTCTTGAGGTGAGCCTGCGTTTAGTATGTCTGCTAAGTTAGTGACATCTTCCGTTGACAATTCTAATTTTTCAATCTCGGTTTGGCTAAGACCATTTTCAGTCAATCTATCGTTAATGTCATTTATTATACGCCCCGAACCTATTAGTTGGTCAAACAATTTTTTAGATTGATGCATAATTTCTTCGGAGGTCATCTTAGCGTACGGATGTCCTTCGGGGAAATCTTCCGGTTTAGGCATTTCTTCGTCGGGGAAGTTGTAGTCCTGCAACGCCGCACCTGCTTCTGTTGCTAATATTTTATTTTTGATATTTTCATAAACAAACGGGTCTAACTTGTCGTATTTTAAACGGAACTCTAAGTCTTTTAGCGCGGCACTTATTTTATTGTCATTGTTAGTTTTATCATAAGTTCTTCGCTTAAGGTCGGCAACACTAGCCTCGGTATCTTTACTACCTGCCTTTTCATTAAGAGAAGCAGTTGCGCTACCACCTGTCCTCTCAAGGTTTGTGAGTGGGCTTACACCACCCTCCATAGTAGCGCGCCGATGCTCAACCTCAAACTTTTCGGGGTCGAATATTTCGCCAGTTCCGAATGCATTTTTCAAAGCAGGGTGATGCGCGTCTGTTATCATGTCTTCATCTAACGCTTCTCTTAACTTATTTCTAAATTCTTTACTTTGCGCTGTGGTACCCGACCCGTCTTTAAAGTAATCTTGAATAAGTCTGTCACCTATGTTTGGTAACGATAGTTTCACGCCCATTCTTTTAGCGACTTCATAAAATGCAGGTGTCACCATGCTGTCTGTTTTAGGTGCTAGAATTTCACCACCGGTCTTTTTAGGACGACCGGAAGAACCTATACCATGGTTTTGTAAAGCCATTCTCATAAAACTATCAAAGTCCTGTTGAACTGCTTTCACCGCTTGCTTAGGGTTAGTTTCCATGGTGTCATTCATTTTGTTTTCAATGAGTTGTTGCCACTTAGCCATATCTGCATTGCTTGTACTTTTTAGTTCAGCGACAGAACTTCTACCACCGCGCCTATAATCTTGGAATTCATCAAATACATCGCTGTATAGTTCCCCCGCGGCTTTACTTCTCTCTTTCATATCTTGACGCCGTCTAGTTATGTCGGTCTTACCCGGTGTAGAGGATTGATACATTTGAGTAAACTTGGGGAAAGAACTTCTTTCTTCTAAAATTTTCTTAGGGGTGTTTACAACTTTAACACCTTTGGGTGTGACATTAGGCGCAACATCACGGCTACCTAATTCACTCCTTCCTTCCGCGCCTTGCCTTTCCAAGTTAGATGCAAAGTTTTCATCGACCTTACCAGTTGCTTCTTCTAACTTACTAGGCCTACGCTCCCTAACGGGCATATCTATTTTGTCGCGAGTAGCAAGCATACTGAACGAAAGCGGGTGCTTGGTCTTATCACCTTGAATATAATTCAACAATCGGTTTTGGAATATACCGGCAACCCTGTCCGATTTGTTACGCCTTCGCTTTTCAAAACCTTCTGCTAATATAGGTACGAAACCGGTACCTATGTTTATCGCGATTTCGCCATTCTTCTTAGACGCGTCTTTTTCTTGCAGGTAGAGTTCTTTCTCTTTGCTAATTTCTTCGCGCAGCGTATTATCGACAACTTTATCCCCGAATTTTAATTTATCTTTGCTACCAACAAAATTAATCAAACTTATAATTTCCTTAGTTATCATGGGTGTAGACATCAAACTAGGGTTTACAATATCTCCTTCTTCGTCCCTCTTAACTTCAAACATTTCATCTTCTGTCAGCCCTAGGAAGTCGCCAAACATTTTATTATTCAAGTATAATAGTTCGTTAAATAGGTCTTCAACATCGGGCTTGTCTTCTTTTAGCGCGGCGCTGATTAACTTACTACCTGCGCTTCGGATGAGTTTTTTACCCATCAGTGCGCGTTTTTGCTTTTCCTCCGCGCTCATTTCTTTGCGAGTATCTTTAGGAGCATCCTTGTCGTCATCAGCCTTGATGATTCGCACATACGACCTGCTCATTGTAGACGGCTAAGACAACCTTATCGTTAAAGGTAGCGGTTGAGAGAATTTTTAGATATTTTTTTGATTAGACGCGGCAGTAGTAGACAAGCCTTCCACGAAAAAAATGTCTGTATTTCGCATGGGGTTAAGCAGGGCAAATTGCTAGGCGCGACGCGCGCCTCCGGCTAAGGCTTAGCGCAAATTGAAGGTCGCGGCGCGACTGTGTCGTCGCCGTCGATAAGCGCGATAGCGCATGGCTACGCAGTAGCGCGTTTATGTATCATCGCGTCAAGTACAGGCACGCGAATCGTAACAATCAGTAGTTAATCGCGTGGTGCATTGACTCCTTTGTCGCGTTGGGTTTCCGGCCTTCACCGCGACTAGACCGTCGCGCTTCGGCCTCCAACC